ATTGGCACCCTTTTCTAACAATGCCATTGTTGTACCAACTGCGGCCTGTTGGTTACCGTCGCCGACCTGCATGTCAGCAATGCTGGCTAGCCTGCGACCACTGTCAATACAGAACCCCATCAGGGTATAGAGCGTCTGACTTGGCTCCTTGTATGGCAGCGGCAGCAGCGAGCTCGATAGCTCCGCCCCACCCGCATCAATGTCCCGCCACTCACCCGGCTGCAACGGCTGGTCATTGTCCGCAATCCGTAAACCTCGAGCCTTAAATCCCGCTGGCAGGTTTGACAGCGTTCCGGCATCCAGCAATTGACGCAGTGCAGAAGTAGCGGCCTTATTCAAATTGCCGATCAGATGTACCAGACCATAGCCCATGCATCCCGGGCCGGGGAGGAACATGTAATGTACGTAATACTGCTCCGGGCAGCACGTTTCATCGTCCTCGTTCCAGTTACGGTAGATAGACAGAACCTTGCCGCTGTCTTTGTCCAGAGTGATGATGTAAGGCTTCTTAATCCCGTTCTTGTCCTCGAACCCTGGAATGTCCATCAGGATATGCGCTTCTAAGAGCGTATATTCCTCGTCCATGTACCCGGGGCTTTGCCCAGATACTCTGTCTTCAGCCTGAGTTATTGGTGTTTCACGAGGAGTAATTGGCGCCTCGCCCAACTCAATATCTAAATACGTGCCATTGACTTGGTTCTTACGAAGGTCGTTCGCGGACATCGGGACAACCTGGATGCAACGCTCGTTTTCCCAAGGATTGCTCGACCCGTGGTAGGGCATAACAAAGTTGTCCGGCAAAATAAATGGGGACACGCAACGGTTCTTATTCTTGTCGAAATAAACTTTTTTGAAGGCTGACCCACCATAGCCCACGTACCAGAGCATCTGGTCGAAGTCTGGCGTGTACTCTTTCATGACCGTGGTGATCTCGTAGTTCATAAACGTCTTGACCCGGTCGGCCTGCTGCTCACGTTTACGGTTGCTCGTGCCAATCACCTGCGTGCGCACGGGCCCGCCCGAGGGCATGAGTTCTTTCATAGCCTGCGCAGAGAACTGCGTAATGGCTTCTGTCAGCAAAGGCACCGTAACGCCAGAGGCCCCACGGAATGGCTTAGTGCGAATTTCGTACTGGAATCCCAGGTTCTTCAATCCTTCAGAGTAGGTTCTCTCCCACTCTTCTCTAGAGGCAATGTCCGAGTCGAATAGCTCAAGGATTTCGGCGCCGATGTCCGTCAGATCGCTTTCGTCAATCTTTTCAGCCAAGTTCTGATAGTGCTTGGTCTCGACTTCTTCCTCTTCCTCTTCGCCAACCCGTATTGTTGCGCCGCCGTCTTCGTCGATCTCAACGCTAATCATCTCTTCTTCTGGCAACACCTCTTCTTCAATCTCCACATCCACTTCCTCGCCCATGGGCAAGTCAGAAACGGTTAGAGCTTTCCCGATCATATAAAGGTTTATCTACCATGCCGCCTTTGTTCCACCCACGAACTTCGCCGTACTGCGCTTGGTCTTTAACTTGGACCGGGAGATGGCTGCGGGCCTCGGTGTACCGTAAAGGGACGTCAATAGTTTTTTGGTACGACTTTAGGAAATCCATAATTTCTTGTTCATAATCTTCTGCCACGGACTCATTTTTAAATCCCTTTATTTGATGGATATTAGCAAAAGGTCCATCCTGACCTAAGCGATCAATCTGAATAGTTGCGTAGGCTTTTCCTTTGTTGTCACGCAGGCTAAAGAAGCGGGACATATCATTTTTAAGAAAGCTTGCATATTTCTTGTCTTCACTTAAGCAATGCTTTAATAACCGACCTTCAATTAATATACCGCCTTCATCCACGATCTCTCTCCAACCTGCCCCTTTACCAAGAGAAGCTGATGCGGTTGGCATAAACCCCTTGGTACCAATAAGTCTCTGTTCCGTTGTGACGGGCTTGTAATTATCAATACGTTTATAAATTATTTGAGGGTCAGTTATATTTTTATAATCCTTATCTATTGCCATTAACAATTCTGGGAAAGACAAGCGCTCCCATTTTTCTTTAGGATTATTTAGCATATAGCCAATTAACTCGTGGCGGTCAAAAAGGGTGTCCGCAGACTCCCACCCGATCGAAAAAGTGGGTTCTCCTCGCATTACTTCTTGCTTTTCCACATCTTTGGCAAAGTAGCTAGGATAATTTTCTTTGAAGGTAAGCGATCCTCCCATATTTTGGCCATATCTGCCGCCCTGCAAATCAATCTTGTTGGCCAGGTTATCTACCATGTCCATGATCACAGCATTTTCTACATCAGAAGAACCAAACGGAACATTTTCTGGTAGTTTCCCGGTTTTGGAAAACGCATCTAGCGCCGCATCCATTTCCATCTTGCTTATATCTTTGGGCCCTAGTTCGCGTTTTTCACGTATGTATTGTTCGATGGCTTCTCTATAACGAGGATTAATTAAACGATTGCGAACGGTAGATTCCCCATAAACGGTATTAATTGGAGTAGCAAGATCATATAAATCTGACATGGCTTGTTTGCCCATTGCTACTCTTTGCGGATCATTAGAACGGAGCAACTCTCTGGCATTGGTTATGTCTTGCGGTGTTACACCAAGGCGCATAAGCTGTGCGTCAGAGGTAAACGCCTTTGGGATTAGTTTTTCTTCTTCAAAGGCTTTTAATAAAGGATCATTGGGTGAGCCATATTGCTTTTCAAAATAAGACGTTGCCTTGGTCTTTATCCAATCCATGGCGGCTTCCATTTGGGCATTTTCTGAAGACTTTAAAAAGTCTGGTTGTGACAGTATGCCAAGGACATTTTCGGCGCCAGTACGATTAGCATACTTTTCGGCAGCCATGTTTAATGCTGCTCCTTCCATCAAAGTTGTAAGTCCAGTTGCATCAGTGGCTCCGCCACCAGGTTTAACTGCCAAAGACAAAATACCTTGCGATTCCAAGCGCTCTCGTAGCGGCGCATATGCTTCCTCTCCTGGAGCACGGGAAGCCGCCGCTTGAATTCGTGCTCGGTCAATCGGAGCCTTTGCAATATCTACAATAGACTCAACTCCCCGCGCACCTTGACGGGCTACCGCTGCAGGGTTCACAAAGCCCATGCCAATACGTGTCACTGTTTCTGCTGCCGAACCCGTGGGCTTATCCGCAATACCTGCTTTGGCTGCCTTGTCAATTAAATACTCGCTGCCCATGAAAGGCTTATCACTGCCTAACCCAAAAGGCGTCAAACCTAAATTGATAATGTCCACCGGCGCACCAACCAAGTCATACGGCAGATACTGCGCTCCGCGCACGATATCCCGGCCAACATTTTGGAATGCTTGCCCAGCAGGAATCTGACCTTCCGTCGGTATCGTACCAACCGTCATCTGCTCTGCCATCTGGTTGTAGTCTACTTCGCCACCTTCTTGGAATCGCTGAACATAACGTAAGTTCGCGCCGTAACTTGATTGTGGCATTTGTTCCTGACGAGGGACATAGTACCCCTGAGCTTGGATCTGTCCCATCTTGCCAACCGGAGCACTGTAAGATCCGCGAGCAGTGACAGGCATGTTGATCTTCCCCATGGGAGTTTGCATGGGCGCACGCTTTGATACCTCAACTTCATACCCACCCTGCGGGCCAACATTGCCGTACGTCACACCCGCCTGTGTTACCGCTCTTGCGTTTGGACTTACATCCACATAAGGCCTAACCGATCCAGCCTGTGTCGATGCCCTCACATCTACGCCGTCCATGCCGGGAACAAACTGCCCCGTCACCGGTCCTATATTTCCGCGCACGCTGAACAACATGGCTTGCGCTTTCCTACGAGCTTCTTCCCGCTCTTCCATAGACATGTAGTCGTCTTCTGATCTTTCTTTACTAGCCTCGCCTCCCTCGGCAAACATCTTGGGCATCCTCGGTACTGCACGTTGCGCCGGTTTTTGCGGTGCCTGGGCCTGCGCCATTATTTTGAACGGATTGATCGTTTCGTCAGGAACAACCTGGGCCAAAGTCTTTTGAATCTTGGCCGCCCCTCCACCCTGCGCCTCTTCCATCATGCGAACCGCACGTTCTGCTACCGCTTCTTCCGGATCTTCCGTCTCACCAAGATAACTCGTGGCTAAAGCAATTCGATAGTTCTCCGGCAAAGAAGCAAGAGTCATCCCGCCCATGGGGCCTGTTGCTTGGGCCGTGGTCCGTGGAGCTTGTCTCGTGGGTTTGGGAGAAGTACCCTTGTTAAACACAGACAGCCACTTCTTTTGATAATCGTTTGCCGTCAACCCTTGATTAGCCTTAAGCTGATCTTGCGTCATGCGCCCCTGAGGATTGCCCGTGTACCACACCAACGGGACCTTGGTCACATCTCCACCAACTTGGCCCAAAATATCTTTTACCTTACGAGCAGCAACAGCGTCCTGAACCTCAGGCGGCGCATCTTTTGCCGTCGCATACTCCGTACCTATCCCAAATTTTTTAGTTGACTTTTGCCACGTATCGTCAATAAACTGGTACGCACCGGATGCAGAAGAACCCTTAGCCTTAGCGCCATAGTTGCCGCTAGATTCCACTTGCTTAATAGTGGACAGGACTTTCTGAACGTCCGAATCGCTAATAGTACTCATATGTTTCAGGGCCCAAAGATTCTTCAATAAAGTCACTGGGCAACTGGATAAAGTTCCCCTGTCTAAACCGTATTACCGCCTGAACAGCCGAATCTGTCAAGTCGTCATTTGCTCCATAAGGAAATTCCGCCATCTCCTCAACAAGGTCCTCGGCCCACGGTTCGTCAGGCGCCCACACGAATCCCGCCTCGAAAACCGGCGACACAGAGTTTGCTCTGCTGATTTTATCCGTACCAGATCTGCGGCCACCAGGCGAGTAGTTTACAACAGGAATGCCCGTTCGTCTCAATTCTTGTGTCAATGGCATACCAGATGCTTTTGCTTCAATCAATACGCAGTCAGGGTCCCAGAATTTGTACAACTCCAGCGCCTCACGCTTTAATTCTGGAAAATCCCACCGACCTTTCTTTGCATCCAACAAAATCAAGTTGTCTTCCTCGCCCTCAATGGGCTCAAACACGCCCCAAGTCGTAATTGCAGAAAAGTCAGCCGACTCTTTTTTGGAATACGCCGTGTCATAGCTCTGAATTACGTACTTTAGCTTCGGGATAGCCTCTCGCTGCCAAACTTTCCACCATTCCCGCTTAAAAATCGCCCCTTCCTCGGCAGTTGGGTTCTGCATCCACTGCGCATTCCAGTTTGACACCGGCAAAGCGGCCTTGACACGCAGTAAATCGTCCACTTTCCAAAATTCCGGCCAACAAGGCTTGCCAGACGGCATGATTGCCGGGAATTCAATGACCTCCCACTTGTCAGACATGGGGTTTTTGGCCTGATCCACTAATACCCGACCAGTTAAGTCAACTTTAGACCACCGGGTCATCACAATTAGGATTCGACCACCCGGTTGGAGACGCTGACGAGGGCCTGCTGTGTACCAATCGTAGCAATTTTCCATCGCCGTCTCCGACAATGCGTCTTGTTCCGAGTGCGGATCGTCAATGACCAAGAAATCCGCACCCCGACCGGTCATTGCACCCCCTACACCAGCAGCAAAATACTCCCCGCTCTTGTTCGTCTCCCACCGACCAGCCGCTTTTGAGTCCGCCGCAAGCAAAACTTCAGGAAAAATCTGCTTGTACTCCTCCGAATCCATCAGATTTCGCACCTTACGACCAAACCGCTGGGCTAACTCGCCCGTGTGCGTAGCCTGAATGATCTTGGAGTCCGGTTTTTGGCCCATTAACCAGGCTAGGAACAGGTAAGAAGTAAGCTCTGACTTACCATGACGCGGTGCAATATTAATAATTACCCGCTTTAGGTCACCATGGACCAGTTCCTGAAACTTCTTGGCCATGATTTTATGGTGTTCGCCGCAAATGAAGCTGGGCCACACATACCTAACAAACGCAAGAAAATCATTCCTAGCGTTTTCTCGCGCTTCGATTTGTGCAAGCCGCAACTCCAGCTTTAGGATCTCTTCGTCCGGAGCCTCTTGTTTCACGTGAAACAATGTACTGTCCCTTTCTGCGTGTGTGGTGGCACGTAATGGGCGCAAGCATACGCTAAGTTTTGAAATTTGCAAAAAATTTTTTAGGAAATCGGTTTCTAGAACAAGGGGGTGGGTTTTAACTGGTTAAGTTTTGACCACCTGGCTGGCTGCCGGAAACTGGGCCAAGGGGCCGAACCTGGAAGGATGGGGTGGTAAAGGAATAAAGCGAGAAGG